AACATTTGGTCAGCTATTGTCAAAGCACAAGAAAGCAATCGCACAGATTTACTTGAAGAACATGCCGAAATGATTGATATCATGAAGATGATAAATGACAGTTCTGCGGAAGAAGGTCCCCTGCAACTGGCATTGAGATTTGAACTGGCAAGTTCCAAGTTAGTAACAGAAATTAGATCTGTATTGCAGAAAGGTATAACCGACCCCACCAAGATATCACGTACAGCACAGGCACTTTTTAATGAATATGGAAGTAAACAAGATGTCCCGGGATTTAGGGTGGGATACGTATTGCTGGCAAATCTAGCCAAAAAGGTCAGCAAACATATCAACATGGAACCCAGTTTTGGTGAGGGATGCTTGGCATTTTTAAATCAAGCTAGCATTTTGCAGGTTTACACGCAAGCCCGAGTGCAAGGTAACGATGTTGCAATAACAGGTTTCTCAGCAATATATCCACCGGAATATTCAGGAACTGTATATCTGGATGCAGGTAAAAACTATTTCAGCAGCAGAATAGCCGGTAAACTAAGCTTTAAATATGTGCCAGTTAAACCCACATAAATATCGGAAATCAGGAGTGGATTATGGCAAAATTGAGTTTATGGCGCGGATTAGGCACCAAAACTCTTGACTACAAGTTTACTGACAAAATAATAGCTCAACAGTACCAAGTTGGTGGAGTGGAGTTTTATTTACATAAGTATCTGGGTCCCAATCCCAACGTTGCTGTAACAGATACCACTGTAAATCTGGATTTTACTGGTGCAGATGCTGGGGATTTAACCATACAAGATGTGTTAAACATGGAAATCCGAGATCGCAGTTATGATCCTGATGTCTACAGCATCCGTGGACATTATGTTGTATCCGATCAAGAGTTTGATTTGCGTCAGTTTGGTTTGTTTTTAAGCAATGAAACTCTTTTTATAACTTTTCACATGAACAGCATGGTGGATTTACTGGGTAGGCGCATTACGTCCGGAGACGTATTGGAAATACTCAACCAACGTGATGATTTGGTAGAAGGCAGCCCAGCTGCTATTAGCAAATATTATGTAGTGGAAGAAGGCACTCGTCCAGCTGAAGGATACGCTCCCAGTTGGTGGCCACATTTGTGGCGTGTGAAATGCAATCCCATGAAAGACACCCAGGAGTTTCAGGATATACTTAACAAGCCCTTGCTGGACAGCTTGGGCAATCCTGTGTTGGATAACTCAGGAAATACTTTGGTGGTAGGTGATGTAGTCAGCACACGTCCTGCAGAACTGGAAATAAATGATGCTATTTTGGAATTAGCAGAACAAAAAGTGCCTTTCCGTAACCTTCAAGGAGCGCAGTTTTATGTGCTACAGGGAGATTTAGACAAGCCTGTTACTATTTGGGCAGGCGACGGTATTCCACCCAATCAAAGCAAACCTGTTGCCAGTGGAACAACTTGGCCAGACAGTCCACATGAAGGTGATTACTTTTTGCGCACAGATTGGAAGCCTGCTATTTTGTTTGTATGGCGTACCAATCGCTGGCGAAGACTGGAAGCAAACTGGCGTGCACCCTGGTTGCCTGCCAATCGTTTGTTGACAACATTTATCAACAACGACAATATAACTAACTTACAAGACGGCACAACTATTACACAAAAACAACCTCTCAATGAGGCAATACCACCCAAACTGGACCCTGATATTATATAAAGAGGATAAAAATGATCTCACAAGAACAACTACAACAGTGTTTTCCCAAAACATCAATGGAAACTTGGTATGAACCTTTTGTGCAAGCTGTAAATCGCTGGGAGATTAACACTCCCTATCGCATTGCAGCATTTTTAGCTCAGACTGGGCATGAGAGTGCCGACTGGAAAATACTAGAAGAAAATCTAAACTACAGTGGAGAACGTCTGCGTGTGGTATTTCCAAAATATTTTTCCAGTGATTCACAAGCACAACAGTATCATCGTCAACCACAAAAAATAGCCAACAGAGTTTATGGCGGTCGCATGGGCAACGGTCCTGAAGAATCTGGAGATGGTTTTAGATTTCGGGGTCGTGGATTAATTCAACTAACAGGTAAAAACAACTATGCCCGATGCAGTCAAACAGTGTTTAGTGATGAAAGTTTACTGGAAGATCCAGATTTTCTAACAACACCAGATGGTGCCTTGGCCAGTGCTTGTTGGTTTTGGACCGCTAATAACTGCAATGCCATTGCCGACACACAAGATCATGTAAGACTGACTAAAGTTATTAACGGTGGTACTCACGGTCTGGATGATAGAATAGCTCGTTACAATCGTTATCTGGCAATAATCACTTAATATCATGGACCATTTTTACAGCGGACAACTTCGCAACTATCGATTGCAAATAATTCGTGCTTTTAGCAACTTCTCTGTGAAATATGGAGACGGTTCCCTGCGACGTGTGCCCTGTAGATATGGTGATCCCAGCCGTATTGCAGAAAACGTGGTTCGAGGCGGCAGTGAAAACAAACTTCTAAGCTGTCCTTTTATTACAGTGTATATCAGGGATATTTCCATGAACAACACTCGTCGCCAAGATCCCACATTAGTTGATACTGTGCAGGTAAATGAAAGAAACTACAACACCGAAACACAGCGATATGGAAATGACGTTGGCAATAGATATACTGTGCAGCGTTACATGCCTGTGCCATATGATTTAACAGTTCAAGTGGATATCTGGACCAATAACTTGGATAGCAAAGAGCAACTGGCGGAACAGATCTTGGTGCTTTACAATCCCAGTATTGATATACAGACCAGTGTGAATCCTTTAGATTGGAGTTGGTTGACTGTTTTGGAGATGCAAGAAAGCATCACTTGGAGCAGTCGCAGTATTCCTCAAGGCACAGACAATCCCATTGACGTTATGACTTTAAACTTCCGAGTGCCTATCTGGATAAACCCTCCTGCCAAAGTAAAAAGACAAAGCCTGATCCAGGAAATCATTACCAATATTATTGACCCTGCAAGTCCCATTTCTGATATGGAATGGACAACCGAAGAGTTTTTGGCCAGAATTTGGACAACTCCAGGTAATAGTGGAATAGTTGTAATTCAGGAAGATGGTTTAACTAAAATCAAACTAGCTAACAGTGCCGGGGTTACTACCGATACAGATCAAAATCCCACCGTAGTTTGGAGTTGGTCAAATCCTGTGGTTGATCCTGGCAGTCAGTTTACCTGGAACTCCAACACCTATACTTTGACCAGCAGCACAAATGTTGCTGCCATGGTTTCGGAAATACGCAGTCAATTGCCAGATGACACCTACAACTGTTTGTTATTCAATCAAAATCAAATTCAGTTTATTAGCACCAATGTTTTAGATCAAACTTTCACAGAAATAACACCTGGTGTGCTAAATGGCCTGGGTCTACCATCTACCTATGCAGGTGGAAATCTAGCTTGGTGGAGATTTTTTAAACCTTTTGGCGATTTTCGCAGTTACGATCAATGGGCTACTCAGGGTAGTAAACTTAAAATACGGTTGACTGACAATCCCGACAAAACACAACCAGCTATTGAAGGCTACATGGATTTTGATCCACAAGATCAAAACAAAATAATCTGGCGTATTGATCAAACCACTCTGCCAGGAACACAAATTGACAATATCAATGCAGTTGTTAATCCTCAACTTTCCGGTCCCAACGCTGGATTGCCTCCTGCACAGACAGGTCAAAGATACTTGTTAACGGATGACATGCCGGAAACCAATATTGCCTGGCAGGGAAACTTAGCCGCTGTAACAAACAGTATTGTGGAATACGATGGCAGCAACTGGTTTGTGGACTTTGATCCTGCTGCCAATAGCACAAACAACTTTTGGGTATATAGCCAAATGACTGGCAGATACCTGGAATGGAAAAATGAAACCTGGGGCAACTTGGCTTGGGGGTTGTATAGACCTGGACAATGGTATTTGAGTATCTAAAAAGCTAAATATGCTTGGAGATTAACATGAGCACCAGTAGTTTACGAGTCAATTTGATAAATGAAGTAAAAAGAATGCTGGGCAACAGCATGATTGACCGTGAGCTAGATGCTGAAGATTATGAGCTGGCGGCTACTTTGGCGATTGAACGATACAACTTGCGAAGTGGTAACGCACAAGAAGAAGCCTATATGTTTTTGGAACTGGTAAATGAAGAAGGTGTATATTATCTACCTCAGGAAATCATCAGTGTTAGACAAATATTTCGTCGCGGACTAGGAGAAACCAACGGTGGAACAAGTTTAGACCCCTTTAGTTTGGCCTACACAAATCTTTACTTGTTACAAGCAGGTGCAGGTGGCGGATATACTGCTGGATTGTTAACATACGAAGCATTTAATCAGTTTTTAAAACAAGCTGGCCGTATGTTTGGTGCATACTTGAACTATACCTTCAACACAGTAACCAAAAAACTTCAGTTGATAAGAAAGCCCACGGGCGGCGAAGCTGTGCTGCTTTGGGTTTACAAGACTCGCACAGAAGATGAGCTGTTGAGTGACCCTTTTGCTAAACCCTGGATACGAAACTACACTCTAGCTTGGAGTAAACAAATGCTAGGTGAAGCCTATGAAAAGTATAACACTATACCTGGTCCACAGGGCGGAACCAGTTTGAACGGTGCGGCACTTAAAGCTGATGCAAAAGAAATGATGGACAAGCTGGAAATCGAACTACAACAGTATGTGGATAACAGCATGCCTCTTGGTATTATAGTTGGTTAATCGCCAAGTTGACGCTTTATTTGTAGATAAAGGTTTTGCAAGTCACCGTTGTTGTTGAGTAATACAAAATCCTTTTTGTATTGCAACCAAGCATATTCACTTTCATGAACTTCTGGAAAATATTTCTGCATGTGGTCTTGATCATTACTGTGGTTAAACCACTTGGGAAGATTATCTCGTTTAACCCACCAAAGATCGCCTTGCCATGATTGTATTGCTTGTATTTCATTGGGAAATCTAACATCCGTGACAACAACGTTTCCTGGTATATCGGCAATGGTTTTTTCCAAACTCAGCAGCCAGATATCGGTGTGAAAGTACTGGCGCAATACATTGGTGCCAAGATTTTGCAATACCCATCGTGGAGTAACTGGTTTTCCAAACTTGGCACTCCACCATGCATCAGGTTGTTCACGCCAAGCTCGACTTTCCAATGTTTGACCTTCCAATAGCTCTCGTGGCCAGTGAAAAATAGCACTTACAGCGGTTTTAAGAGTGTGGGCAAAGCTGCATGTCGTGAAGTTGTATTCGCTAACAAGAAAATCCCCCACTGTGCCTTTGCCATGGCCAATGAAGCCCACTACGCCTATTATTTTTTTCATAACAAACTATATGTGTATAAAACAACAAAATCAATATCTCCAGGATACCTTGTGCGAACCATGGATTTCCACAACCTACCTATAAATAACAAGCATTCATTTTCTAGAGAGGTAATCAATGGCCGACTTAGTTTCCCCAGGCGTTTCAGTAACGGTAACCAACGAGAGCTTTTATGCTACGGCTCCAGTTGGCACCGTGCCCCTGATGGTCATTGCCACAGCGCAAGACAAAATAGTAACAGGAACTACAAACGTTGCAGAGGGTACAACAAAAGCCAATGCAGGCAAACTGGAACTTATGACCAGTCAACGTGATCTATTACAGTTTTATGGCTCTCCAAACTTTGTTACAGTTGGAGGTACTCCACAGTATGATAGTGAACTTAATGAAGTTGGCTTGTTCACTGCATATGAATATTTGGGCATAGCTAATCGTGCATATGTCATTCGTGCTGACGTAGATTTGAATCAACTGGAGCCCAGTGCTATTGAGCCCACAGGCACACCCACAAACAACAGCTATTGGATGGAAACGGGCAGCACCTGGGGAGTATTCCAAAGTGATGGCAATGTAAATCCTGCCTTTGCCTGGAAAGCCAAAACTCCCATAGTTATTAACTCCACCTCTGATCTAGAAAACATCGTCCAAGGTAGTGCTGCAACACCCATTACCGCTGCTGATACACCAATCTTTGCGGCCAACGGTTTCATCGTAATCAATGACGTTGTAATCAATACAACAACCAGTCAGAGTATTACTGATGTTGTAAACGTGATTAACGGTGATACAAGTTTAAACTTGTTGCAGATCAGTGCAGAAGTTTTCAGCAGAAATGAAGTTACTGGAAATGCAGTAGTTCAAAGTGTTTATAGTTTGCGTATAAAATGCGCTGACATTACAAATACTATTGACCTTACAGGAAGCTATAATCCTTCTCTTTCCACTCTGGGATTGGTAACAGCGCCAGTAAATCTTGTTGTACCTAAAAATACTGTAGGCAGCGTGGGTAGTTTTGCTGTTACAACAATTGCACAAGATTCTAAAGATGGTGGCTACCGCAATCGTTTGTTTGAAAAAATCAATGTTACATCAGGTTTTGGTCTCAACACAGACACAAAAGCCTATTGGTTCCCAGTTGGTACAAATGATACCAGCGTGGTTAACGGTGGCAACGTGGTAGCTGGCTGGGGTTGGCAGGAAGCCCGGCCCACAAGCATTGTGGGCAGTGTGAGCAACCCAACTCCTGATAGCACTGTGTTTGGTGAGCTCAAAATTGGTGCAGTAAGCATGAATGTTGCTGCTTCCGGAGGAACACTTGCAAGTTTGGTTAGCAATATAAATGGTCATTTTACCACACTGAACTTGAATGCCAATGCAGACATTTACACAAGCGGTTTAAGCAGCTATCTGAGAATCACAAACTACGATGGCACAGACATCTGGGTACATGACTACAGCAATGTTTCTCCCTTGTGGTCCAATGTGGGTATAAGCACTCAGCAAACTTATTTTGGTGGTGTTGTGGGCAGCGTATCCAATCCTAGCTTTGTAGCCAACAATCAGTTTTCTGTGGATATTGGAGGCGGAGCCAAAACCGTAGTGGTTCCTGCAAGTCCCAGTAATGATTTAGCCAACGTTGTAGTTCAAATTAACAACGTTGTAGGGGCAACTGTTGCTTCAGCAGATAATAACAAACTAAACATCAACCGAGCTGGCACTTATATTACTTTGCAGGAAATAGTGGGTAAACCGCTAACTAACGCAGGTATTGATGTTGGTTACACATATGGACGCAGTGCCTTCTATCAGGATTATTATCCAGCACTGGCTGTGCCTAGTGATCGTGATTTGTTAGCTGCCAACAGTGTGTGGGTAAACACCACAAGCCAAAACCGCGGTGTTAACACAGTGGTGCGCCGTTATGTCAACGGCACTTGGGTGAGACAAAACACCAATCCCAATACTGGCACAATACCTTGGTATAGTGACACAAGTGTGGCAGACGCTGCATTTGGTGCAGGTAAAGCCACTGGTACAATATTCGCCTACTACAACAGCGATAACAGCACACCCACTCAAATAAACATGCAGTTGTTGCGCTGGAGTGGCAGTGCATGGCTGCCCCTAAATAGCGATCTGACATTTGCACCCAGCGCCACTGCACCACAAGGTGAGCCTGCCGAGGGCACCCTGTGGTTCAACACAGATTTACAAGTGGACATTATGGTCAATGCTGGCAATCAGTGGAAGGGTTATAGAAATGTATATCCTGGCACCGATCCCAATGGTGTGTTGATTAGCAGTCTTGCACCTGCGGAACAAAGCACCGGCAGCGCCCTGGTTGATTATGATATCTGGCTGGATACCAGCCAGGCCGATGGCCCTGTATTAAAAAGATATATTGCAAGTGGTAGCGAATGGGTGCAAATAGACAACACCGACCAAACCTCTCCTGCTGGTATCCTGTTTCTGGATGCACGCAGTAATGCAGGACCTGGATACAGCGATAGCACACGTCCCAGTGTGATGTTGGAAAGTGATTATGTGGACACAGACGCCCCAGATCCCGTACTGTATCCCACAGGAATGCTGCTGTTTAACACTCGCTATAGCACCAATAACGTTAAAGAATGGCAACCCAACTGGTTTGGCGAAGGCGAAGGAAGCTGGGTAACTGCCAGTGGCAACAAGAATGACGGCAGCCCTTATTGGGGCACACAAGCACAACGACGCATGGTAGTTCGCGCTTTACAAGCTGCATTGGTGAGCAATGAAGATGCTAGAGCTGAAGAAACCTATTTCAACTTGATAGCAGCACCGGGATATCCCGAATGCATTGAAGAAATGGTGGCTTTGAACTTAGCCAAAAAACAGATTGCATTTGTTGTTGGCGATACTCCCAGTGATTTGAATCCCAGCCCGGCAACTGCCATTGTCAACTGGGCCACAAATGCCAACAATGTGGCAGAAACAGGCCCTGATGGGCTCACAAGCAACGACGAGTATGCTGCTGTGTGGTATCCCTGGGCACTGAGCACCAATCTTGATGGCAATTCGGTTTTTGTTCCGCCCAGCATGATGGCTCTGCGCACAATTGCGTTTAACGATCAGGTAGCTTATCCCTGGTTCGCTCCTGCAGGTTTCAACAGGGGTCAAGTTACTGGTGTAAGCAGTGTGGGATATTTGACAAGCGAAGGAGAATATCAACCAGTTAAGTTAAATCAAGGTCAACGTGATGTGCTATATGAAAACCGCATCAATCCCATTGCCTTTATCCCCAACAGAGGTTTGGTAATATATGGACAAAAGACTTTGAGCATGACTCAAAGTGCCTTGGATAGAATCAATGTTGCACGTTTGATTTGCTACCTGCGTTATCAACTTGATAACATTGCCAAAGTATATTTGTTTGAGCCCAATGACAAACAAACACGCGATGCAGTGTTGGTAACATTTACCAACTTCTTTGGTAACTTGATAGGTTTGCGTGCAGTATATGACTATGCGGTTGTTTGCGATGAAAGCAATAACACTCCTGAGAGAATAGATGCAAATCAGCTTTGGATTGACATTGCAATCAAACCCACAAAGGCTATCGAATTTATTTACATACCAATACGTATTTTGAATACAGGCGATCCGTTACCCAACGGGGCAGCTTAACTAAAAGAAAAAGCCGGGCTAAATGCCCGGCTTTTTTGTCCACACCCACTTGCTATTTCCACAATCCCAAATGCGGTTGTAACCTTGTTGTTGTCTGTTTTGCCATTCCGTTAACTCTGGGTTGTCATTGGGGTTTTTACGTAAGTTAAACCTGTGCAAGCGTTGCAGTTGTCCATTTAAAATATACCAGTAGTTTGGAGGAGAGTCGTGAACCCAAATAAATCCTAGTTTTTGGTATAAATCACCCTGGCTCCACCTCATGTCCGCATATGTGTAAACATGCTGAGGATCATGATCCTTTATAAATGACGCAAAAAGTTTCCCAGCTGCGCCTTGAACTTGATGACAGAGTAGACTACAAAACCTATTTAATTCCCATTTATCAATCTGATTTTTTTGTCCTTTGGAAATATTAGGCCGGGAAAAAGTCATAACACTAACAAGAATATCTTGGTAATACAATCCATATGCCAAGCTTGAACGGCCTGCACCCTGGATATGATTTTCTGCACAAAATTTTCTTGCAAGAGCAGGAAGTATTTGCTCTACGCGGCATTTTCTTGCTGGAATTTTAGACTCAATACATCCTATTTGTGATAACAATCGAGATTCCACAATGGATCTTCTATGTAACCATTCATCTTCAAAAATAGTTATCAGTTTAATATTTTTTTCTCGGCAAACTTTTAGTTTTATCGCAATATCTAACCAAGGAAAGCCCGTTCTGTAAAAAAAATATTCTCGCTAAATAATCTTACATTATTGGAGGAATCACAATGGTATTCACCCCCACATTGAGCAGATTTGGTGTACCTCTGGTGCCAGGCACCACGGGTATTGGCATGCTCATGCCCAAACTCAAATATCGTTTCCGTGTCACCATGGATCGTTTTGCAGGTTTGGGGCCCACATTGGACCTAACACGTCAAGTAAAAAGTGCCGGGCGTCCGCAAGTTCAGTTTGGTGAAACAGCTATTCACAGCTACAACAACATCATGTATGTGCCACAAAAGCCCACATGGCAAAACGTGGAAATTGTCATACAAGATGATATTACCAGTGCTGTAAGTAGACTGGTCAGTGCTCAACTGCAACGTCAACATAACTTTTTTGCACAAACAAGTGCCACAAGTGCCAGTCAGTTCAAGTTTAGAACCAAGATTGAAACCCTGGACGGTGGTAATGTTGGTGTCCTGGAAGCATGGTATCTTGAAGGTTGTTACTTGCAAAACGTCACTTACGATACTTTTGATTACAGCAGCAGCGAGCCCATGCAAATCACACTCAGCCTGCGGTATGACAATGCCACACAAGATACTGTTTTAACAGCAGCAGTGACCGAAGCACTTGCCGGAGCCTGATATTTTGTTTGGGATTTAATAAAAAAGGGCTTGATTTCAAGCCCTTTTTTTGTCACTAAATATTATAGTCATGCCTATTAATCAAGATACTCAACTCGCTTTTATACCCTACGCTAGTAACTTTTTTGCTCGTGCAACAAACGACAAAATGTACGCTTTGCCGCGCTACAAGTTCATGTACTATGTGCGGTTCAATCTCAATCCCAATGTTGGCAGCCAGGAACTTCAAGCAGTTGACAACATGTTTTCCAGCCCCTTGAAGTTAAATGGGTTTGACAATTCTCGTTCTGTTAGTTTTTTGGTAAAAAAGATAGATCGCCCCAAAGTAGATTTAGTCACTCAAGAAAACAACCAATACAATCTACGCAGACAAAACTATACCAAAGTCACTTATCGCGACATCAGCATGACATTGCACGACACAAGTGACAACCGCGCTTTAAATCTCTGGATCAACTATTTTAGATTTTATTTTGGCGACAGTCAAAGCATTTACCCACGTGGCAGGGACAATCAAGATGGTCTAGCGCCGGCAAGCAGTCAACTACCCCAGAGTTTTGAAAATATTCAATATGGTTACGGGCTCAGCGCACAGGTGGGTGCAAGAAACTTTTTTGATAGTATTGAAATTTGGAGTTTGTTTGGTGGCAGTGATACAACAGGTGCGCAAGGCACCGTGGTTACCAAGCTCATGCGCCCGCGTATTAGCAGCATAGATTGGGGCAGCTTTGACAGCAGTGACAGCAATCTGGCAGAAGTTAACATGAGTTTTAAATACGAAAGTCTTGTATATGAAACACCAACGGGTGCTGCCGCACAGGAAGTATATCGTGAAGCAGGATTTGATTTCAAAACTGTGGAACCTGCTGCCAATCCGCAAACTGCCAGTGTTAATGGGGCGCCGCAGCCTGTGGATTTTGACATGCGTGTGGGTCTGGCCCAGGGTCCGCCAAATCCTCGTGCTCAACAACCCCGCAGCGATTTAATATACAGTCCCAGTCCTATTGCTCAAAGTGTCTATGTGCCATTTTTAGGAGCAATAGGCGGGGAAGTAAACATCAGCCCAGTGATAAGTCCTTTTGGTATATTGGTTTTTGGATTGTAAAACATGGCATATAATGATACCATTTCTAAAAACATACGCAAACAGATTGCCCTAAACACACCACCCATCAATATTGCCAGCAACAATATACAGGGAACTGCGCCAAGTGGGAGCTATGCTTGGGTGGATAGCCAAACACGGGAGCGTGTGAAAAACAGTGGCAATGCCGGTAACTGGTTGACTACAAATACCCCTTATGTGCAAACAGCACAGATTACCAGCCAAATATATAATCGTGTTAAAGGTGTATTTCAAAAACTAGCAGTGCCTGACAGTGTAAGTGAACCTCTGATTGCCAGCGCAAGTTTTTTCGTTGCGCAAAATAAAACTGTTGATCCCAACAAGTTGTATAACGAAACCACTGGCCAGTTGGATCCTAGATTTCTATCGGTATATAACAGTCTCAGAGATAGCAGCAGTCAGCTGGGAGTAGTCAAAGCCAACAGCCAACCCAATTGGCAAAACAATCCATTGTTGCGTGGTAATATCCAGGGATATCAATAATGAAATGGAGTCAAGGCACATTTGTTCCCAAAAATCCCGAAAAGCTTATTGGTAAACAAAACGTTCACTTCCGCAGCAGTTGGGAACACACAGTAATGAACTTCCTGGACAGTCATCCCAGTGTGATCCAATGGGCAAGTGAAAGTATTGCCATTAACTATATCAATCCACTTACAGGAAAACGCAGCCAATACATACCGGATTTTTTAATCATATATCAAGATCCTGCTGGTAAAAAACGTCATGAAGTAGTAGAGGTTAAACCACGCAGTCAAGTGCTTGCAGAACATGCCCGGAGTAGACAGGACAAAGCTGCTCAAATTGTAAACATGGCTAAATGGGCGGCTGCCATGGCATTTTGTAAACAAAACGGCATGGTTTTCAGGATCCTAACAGAGGATCAAATTTATGTCTCCAAAGGAAAAAAGAGAAAGTAACATGACCAAGCAACTTGCAGAGACATTTGGATTGCCAGATTTTCAACAACCCACGCAACAAGATATAGAGGGGGCATTGGAAAAAGCGCAAGATCTGGAAAAAACCTTTAGTAAAATCAATGGGTTCGACGAGCATGATCAGGAAATGGATAGTCTCGGCGACATGGCTATAAACGCACATCAACAACTCTTGGAACTGGGTATGAATGTGGAAACTCGCCTAGCTGGAGAAATATTTTCCAGCAGCGCCGCCATGTTGAAAATTGCAGTGGACGCCAAAAACAGCAAGGTGGAAAAGAAACTAAAACTAATAAAACTTCAGTTAGACAAAATGCGCCTGGATGCCAATCGCAAAGATCCTGCTCAAGATCCCATAAGTGGGGGTGATCTTGTCATGGATCGCAATGAAATCATTGCTAGTATTAAAAAAGCCCAAGATAAATCATAATCCATTATAAATAACAGGCTATAGGAGCTAGTTATGAAGTCACTAAAAGATTACCTACAAGAAAGTCATCAGCTGCATGAATATGTTGTGAGGTTTGCACAAAAACCCAGCGATGTTGACATGGATGTAATTGAAGAAGTCCTAAAAAAGTTTGACTTGCGTGATATCACTACACCTCAGCGTATTCAGAACAGTGACTTGGATTTCTTTGATATTCCCTATCGTGAAATCTACGAAGTTCGTTTGGCAACTGCTGTGAGATTGAGTCCCTATGTGTTGCTGCAAGACCTGCGCAGCGCCCTGAACATGAATGAAAAAAATCTACGTGTGCGTGGCGCTCAAGAACCCCAGCAGCTTTACGCTGAACATCAAGAGTGGCTGAGTGATGTAACACAACAGGCTCAGGCTGATGGACTTCATCACCATGCTTATTTGAGCACCAACCGAGAATATATGAAACAAGAGCAGCCACTTAATCCCTCGGCATATGGGGATGACTATAACAAAAGCCTGTTAGCGTATCTCAACAATGTCAGTCAAAATCGTGATCCTGGACATGTGGACACCGGCAGCCAGCTATTTGGATGGCTGGATATGAAGAAAGTTCCTGGCGATACTGTGCAAGCTGCGGATTTCAACAGTCAGTTTGATACTCCCAAACCGCAACAAAAACCCAGTGACAAAATGCCCTTGGCTCCGTGGTTGAATCAAAATGATGCATTTACCACAGCAGCGCAACCCACCATTAGTGCATGGCAAGACAAAAAGTCAGCACCTAAAATAAAATTACAACCTAATAAAGGTGCAAACTAACATGACAACCACATATACATTGACTGTAAACAGTCAAGATGGATCAACAACCAGTAGCAGCAACATCAGCACAGATGATCCAGCCATGCTGCAACGTTTGCTGGCACTAGCAGGTGTGGAAAAACCCGTGGGTTATGTGAGCGCTCCTGGCAGTCAACCCATTGGGGGTGGTGATATGCATGGGCAACAAGAAGTTTGTGATGTTTGCGGACATCAAGATTGCCAATGTGATCATGACATGATGGAAACTGCCGACAATGATTACAGCATGCAGGAATTGGACGATCAAGGTGAGCCTGTTGATGTGGACACTTACACTTGGAATGGTCCCAAGGAACCACAGCGTATTGCACATGTTGGCAACAATCCTCTAGCTGAACAACTGCATAGCCAGTTACAAGCAAGTTGGCAGAAGTTCCTAGCCGAAGAGTTTCACAATCAAGATGGACAAGCCAGCCCGTTAACTGATCCCACCAAGCCAGAGTTTGACAAAGATCCATTTGCTGGCGACAAGCCACAAGATGATGGCAGTAAAAGTCCCATGTCCACAATTCGTCGTCAAAAGGTCTCCAAGGAGTAAGGCATGTTGATATTGACAGCAAAGCGTAACGTAGTTTTGCAGTTGATATATTACATGCCCGATCATCCCAGTCTTTTGCAGGAGTTTACTTGGGGATATACCGACATGGTACCCGAACTGCGCCGAACTCACGGTTTTCTCAACTATTGGCGCAGAAACATACAGGCGACTATAAACAAGGTTTTGATCAGTGTGGATGACAGGGAATGGCAAGATTACAGTAATGTAATCCATCTATATAAGATAAATTAATACATGCCCCAGTTAACACAGAGCTTTGTAAAAATCAAAGCTCCTTTCCAAAAAACACAATATACAAGAGATCAGTTTCAAGAACTCTTGAAGTGTGCAAGCGATCCCTTGTATTTTATTGAAAACTATGTTTATGTCCAACATCCCACACAGGGCAGAAAACCTTTCAAGATGTGGGATTTTCAAAAAAAGCTAGTCTCAACATATTGGAAATACACAAACAGCATTTGCATGATTCCCAGACAAAGTGGGAAAACTGCAAGCAGTGCAGCCTATTTGTTGTGGTATGCATGTTTTAACCCTGACGTAACTATTTTGATTGCAGCGCACAAATTCAAAGCCGCAAGTGAAATCATGATGCGTGTGAAATATGCATATGAAGAACTTCCGGACTTTTTGCGGCCAGGAGTAACAAAATACAACCAACAAGACATTGCATTTGACAATGGCAGTCGCATTGTGGCAACTACCACCACTGCGGACAGCGGGCGAGGCATGAGCATCAGTTTGCTTTACCTGGACGAGTTTGCCTTCGTTAAGAAAAACATTGCAACAGAGTTTTGGGCCAGTATCAGCCCCACATTAAGCACCGGTGGGCGTTGTATCATTACAACAACTCCCAAGAGCGACGAGGACATGTTTGCAGAGTTATGGTTTGGGGCCAACAAGCTAACCGATGAATATGGTAATGAAAATCCCGAGGGTGTGGGTATTAATGGATTTCGGGCTTTTACAGCACACTATAGTGAAGTACCTGGCAGAGACGAAGCCTGGGCACAACGAGAACGCAACAAGGTAGGACAGGAACGATTTCTCAGAGAGTTTGAATGTCAGTTTGCAGGCGAAAGTGAGACGCTGATAAGTGGCATCACTTTGCAGAGGTTAACAGGCAGTGAACCTATATATAAAACTCAGCAAATACGCTGGTATAAAGACATAGAACCCAATAAAACATATCTAGTGGGACTGGATCCCAGTGCAGGTATTGGCAAAGATTATGCAGCTATCAGTGTGTGGAGTTTGCCTGACATGGAACAAGTGGCAGAATGGTGTCATAACTTAACACCAATTCCCGGTCAAATTCAAACACTTATGAAAATCCTGGATTACATATATCAGGAATGCAAACAAAAGGGTCACCGCGGAGATCCTGATATCTTTTGGACACTGGAAAACAACACCTGGGGCGAAGCTGCACTTGTTAGTATTAACGAGATTGGAGAAGAAAGGTTTGCCGGACAGTTTGTGCATGAACCACGCAGGAACGTATCTGCAGGCAGATATCGCAAGGGATTAAACACAAACACCCGCACCAAAGCCATGGCATGCAGCAAGTTAAAAAGCCTAATAGAAGGCAACCGCATGACCCCACACAGTAAAATGCTAATCAGACAACTGAAGTTTTTTGTCAGTAAAGGGGATAGTTTTGCAGCCAAGGCTGGTGAGAATGATGACTGTGTAATGAGCATGATGCTGAGTGTCCGAATGATGCAGATCCTGCAAAACTGGGATGAAAAAATAGGCGATCTTTTGCGTGATGATTTTGATGATCAAGAACAACTGGAACCTCTTCCCATGACCATGGCCTTTAGATAAATATCGCCAGGAGACTGCAACATGACACCGAACTGGGATATTATTACAGACAAAATACATAGCATGTTAAAAGCTCATGGCATGACCATTAAAAAAATGCTTGATGCGGATTTCAAGGACACCTTTAAAATACAAGATGCACGCCAGTTTTATGCTGTTGTTACTGATCCCCATGACCCCAATATCAAAAGTTACGATGTTCTGATAAGCTGTCATGATGAAGACAGCAAAAGTCACGTGGACCTACAAACTCCACGTCTACGCAACACGCAGGATTTCAATGATGTTTTCCGCATACACCAGTTTTTAAGAAAAAACATCAACGACAAAGAAGGTGTCAGTGTAAACTGGACACAAAAAGACAAAGACATTGAGGCCAAAAAAGATCCTGTTGAAGAAAGCCGTGATATCAGCCGCCCCTGGGGCACTACTCGCAGTAGTTTCCAAAAGGTAGGTAACTGCCGTCTGATAGTTAGACACACTGATGTTGTTAATGAAGACACACCAGGAAGTCGTTGGAGAAAAATCCACAAGATATTTGTGGAAACCAATCAGGGTGAACGCTTGAGTTGGTGCAATCAGCATGTTAAAGGCGCTCGTGCCTGGGCCCGGCACCTAAGTCAAGGCGGCCAAGCTAATGATCCTGCAAGTGATTATCTGCGACAGCTCAGTGAGCATTATGGTATCTTGAAAAGTGCAGCCAGAAAGCTGCGTCAACCCGCACAGCTTCAGCACGAACTTCTGGAAACTATTGTGGAAATACAACAACACATGCAAGATATAAATCATGAGTTGCAGACTTGGAGTGGTCCCCGAGGATATCATCAAGGCAAAAACAACATGCGTGCGAGGACTTCCACAGCATTGGCCCCCTGGCTGCGTGCAGTTGTGGAGCAACACTGTCCGGATCACCAGGAAGTATTAGAACAATGGTTGGGAACCAGCAAACACCAAGATCAACCTGAGTTAGAAGATTTTCAGGAATGGTTGGTAGATACTGAAGTAGTTCTGGAAGAAGATCAAGAAAGTCGCGCAGAAAACCAAGCAATAGATGCTTGGCAAGACTATCAACTCGACATGGGTTCAACAGAACAAGCAGTCACAACCACCCTGAAGTTTTTGGTTGGCAGCAATGATTGGTGGCGCAGCCTGTGGGAATCTGATCCACGGCGTGCTCAGCAACATTTTGAGAGACTTGTTAATTTCAAACCCAATACCGAAATAAACCGTGTAAAAAAACTAGCTGGATTGTGAAAAAATAATAGCCTCAAGTGTATTGACTTGCGTGCGTTTGCATAAGTAATGTTGTTCAGGACAAGACTATAAGTTTTGTTCGGATCTAGGCACCTTATAGGCACAAAAGAAAGGCACAAAAATGGCACTTAGTTTAAAAGAAATCCAAGCTCGCTTGCTGGAAGAGCAAGCCAAAAAAGACCGTGTTCGCACAGGTCAGTTTCCCACAGACAACGCAGTTTATCCGTTTTGGAGCAACCCCGAAGGTAGCACCGCAACGATTCGCTATCTACCCGATGGTGACGCTGGTAACGATTATTTCTGGGTGGAACGCTTGATTATCAAGATTCCTTTTTCGGGAATCAAAGGTCAAGCTGATAGCAAGCCCTGCGAAGTTCAAGTTCCCTGCGTGGACATGTGGAAGCCCGGAAGCTGCCCAATCACAGCTGAAATTCGTCCCTGGTGGAAGGATGACAGTCTTGTAGACATGGCTCGCCGTTATTATCGCAAAAAGAGTTATCTTTTCCAGGGTTTTGTTCCCAACAATCCCAATAAAGAAGATACTACTCCGGAAAATCCCATTCGTCGTCTAGTCATTAATCCCAGCATTTTTGACATGATCAAAGGGATTTTGCTACGTCCAGATCTTGAATACTCACCAACTGACTATGAGCATGGCCGAGATTTTTATCTCACAAAGACCACAAAAGGCAACTTTGCCAACTATGCCAGTAGCAGCTGGGCCATGAAGGAGCGAGCTCTGGACGCCAACGAGCAGTTGGCTATTGAACAACACGGTTTGTATAATCTTTCAAGTTTCTTGCCCAAGAGACCTGATGAAGATGGCATGCGTGCAATCATGGAAATGTTCCAAGCCAGTGTGGAGGAACAGAAGTATGATCCCGAACGTTGGGGAAATTATTTCAAACCCACAGGCATGCGTGTGACTGACAACGACAGTGAATCTACACCAACAGTTACCAAGACTGTTGTAATGACTCCCCCAGCAGCAAAAGTTGCACAAGAAGCAACCACTCCGCCCTGGGAAGAGCCAGCAGAAGCTGTTGCGCGGCCTGCAAGCAAGGCTGCCAGCCCGGAAGATATCCTGGCTGCTATCAGAGCTCGTCAGCAAAAGAAATAAGAACATCAGATATCAAGCAGGATTGAACATCAATCCTGCTTGATCTATCTTTCCAGGATAATAAAATATGAAACCTTTTGATTTATCAAAATTCCGTAAAGACATTACTAAAAATATTGATGGCATTAGTTTGGGATTTCGTGATCCCAAAGTCTGGATCAGCACAGGAAACTATGCGCTAAACTATGCTATTAGCGGTAGATTCCGTGAAGGTGGCATCCCACTGGGCAAGGTTACCATGCTGGGTGGTCAAAGTGGATCCGGCAAAAGCTTCTTGGCATCAGGTAATATTACATCAAATGCACAGAAAAAAGACGTATTTGTGGTGTTAATCGACACAGAAAATGCGCTTGATGAAAGCTGGCTAAAAGCCTTGGACGTTGATACAAGTGAACATGCACTACTGAAAGTCAATGTTGCCATGATTGACGATGTGGCAAAACTAATTAGTGATTTCATGAAGGACTACAAAGCCCAATATGGGGCCATGCCGGAAGATGATCGTCCTCGAGTGTTATTTGTGATTGACAGCTTGGGCATGATGCTTACGCCTACAGATGTAAACCAGTTTGAAAGTGGTGATCTCAAGGGCGACATGGGGCGCAAGCCCAAGGCACTGGCAGCAC